CAGTACGTGGTATTGAGTGAAGTGTACCAGAAAGAAAGTCTGAACCTTTTATCAGGAGAAAAAACGAAGATTGACGACTTCCAAAAAATCGGCAGGGAACTGGAAGGGGTGAGAACAGAAATTCTGAACCAAGACAATAACGCCCGACTCGAAGCCAGCTTTGTAGAGTTTTACATAAAGGATAAGTTGGAGTTGCGGCCAGAGGATATTGCGAAAAAAATACGGAATGGAGAATTGGTATCAGAATTTAAGGAAGACATATCCTAAACTAAGCGAAGACATACTCTCAGAGTACAGGCCGGCCGATGAATATGTTGTAATCAACATTGACCAAGACCTTCACCCCGTTTACATCAAGTTACCTGAGCCGCCACCACTACATACAATTACGGGATGGGGGCTACCTGCGAGTAAGCAGTACTTCGTCAGGGAGAAAATGCCTCAAAAGCTAACAGCCCTTGTAAGCCAATGCGAAACCGTAGAGGAGATATGGGAGGCATTGGAACAGAATCAGGGCGAGTACTATTCCGAGATAGGGTGGATACAGAATATGTGGCATCACCGTCTATACGGAAAATGGTACTGGATAAACGGCAAGCCCGTGTACCTTGACGGATGGCATTTCATGTACTGCAACTTCTGGAAATTCAATGACGGAAAAATCCCCGATTACAGAGAACGGAACTGGAAGTATTTCCATAGCATGAGATACGCCTACACCACCACCGAAAAACCGGAGACAGATAAGGACGGGAGGTTAGTGTACGAAGACCGACAATCTCGCAGACTTAAAATGGTTGAAACGGGAAACCGGACATTCAACGGAGTAGCCTACCCAAAACATAGGCGAGACGGAGCAACGAATATGTGTGGATGCGCTATGTACTGCGAAACCACCACAAGAGAAGGTGTAAACTCGGGTATCGTTTCCATGACCGGAGAACACGCCAAAAACAAAATCTTTAACGAGATAGTTGTACCGGGTTGGCAGCAGATGCCTTTCTTCTTCAAACCGATTTATAGCGGTAACGAAAAACCGGAAAAGGAATTGGCGTTTTTTGCCAGCAGAAAAAAAGCTGGTGCAAGATTACGGGAGCAGCTACGTTCACGAATTGACTACTCCGAAACATCGAAGTCAACATTTTATGATGGAGGTAAGAACCTGTGGCTGTTAGTTGACGAATCCGGGAAGACGACTGAGGACAATGTATACAGCCGACACCAACAACTAAAGAACTGCGTAGCGCAAGGTAACGGAGCGAATATCATTGGCTTTATAAGTTGCCCGTCAACGGTAGGGGAGATGATGGGACAGGGAGGTAAAAACTACTTTGACCTGTGCCAAGACAGCCGATACGAAAGAAGGGACATATCAGGTCAGACCAAAACAGGTATGCTACTTATCTACCTGCCAGCAACAGAAGGGCTGGAAGGATTCATTGACGAATACGGTAGCAGCGTAGTGGAGAAACCCACAGCCAGACAAGCCAAGTACATAAACAAGCCATACGGCAGCAAAGAATACCTTGATAGCAAAAGAGAACAGCTACTTGCTGATGGTGACATACTCAAATACAATGAAGAGGTTCGGCTATTCCCTACCCGTTACATGGAGTGTTTTAGAACAGAAGACGGGGAGATAGGGTTCAACACCAAAATCATTAACGACAGACTGGATGAACTCGCTTTCATAGGCAAGAAAATGGTTAGGCGTGGTAACTTCAAATGGGAGAACAACGAACCCGATACCAAAGTGGTTTGGGAAGATCACGACAACGGCAGATTCTACCTCAGTCAAATGTTAAAACCCGAAGCCGCAAATAAGTTTTATTGGGACGGAGAACACCGACACCCGATTAACCCCAAATATACGGCCTGTGGTGACACGTTTAAGTTCAACAAGGTACAGCACCGGAGAATGAGTAACGGAGGAGGAGCCGTGTTCTGGCACTACGACCAAGAAGTAGATGGCAAGACCACGATAGAACACTGGCAGAGCAACAGATTTGTGTGTACGTACAACTACCGGCCCGAGACCGTAGATGAATACTGTGAAGATATGTTGATGATGTGTGTGTACTTCGGGAGTTGGATGTACCCAGAGATTAACGTACCTAAGCTATGGGAATATTTTGAGGCACGGGGATATGCTGGATACCTCAAATACGACATTGACATAAAAACAGGCAAGCAGAAGGTAACGCCAGGGTTTAACTCAGAGGGAGGCAGCAAGCAGGACTTGTTCAACGGACTCAGGGACTACCTTCAACGTCACGGCAAAAAAGAGAGACACGCAGACTTGTTGAATGAGTGCAAGGAGATAAAGTCCATTGAAGAAATGACCGACTACGATTTGCTGACAGCAGCAGGTGGAGCATTGTTAGGAGCAAAAGCCTACCTTGTGACGGTTAAGAAACCTGAAGCACCAAAACAGGATATAACCGATTACTTCGAAACGTTCAGTTACAAGCGTATGCGCAATTAAGAAAAAATAATTAAATTTGTCCAAACAAAGGCAGTATGTCCAATTTACAAAAGGTAGCTAAATCCAATCACGCACTTGTAAGCAGGTATCAAGATACCGCTATGCCGTTCCCGTCAGATGATATTGACCCCAAAGAAAAAAGGGGGGTGTGGTGCAGACAATGGGCAGAGGCGATGTTATCGCTATTTCTGAACAACGGGTGTTTTACCGGTATGGATGAAATAAACCGGATACAGTTACTACGACTTTATGGAGCAGGGAGACAGCCCGTAGAGAAGTACATGGATATGCTTGTTGGGACGGAGGTAAACAACCCTGAGCGCAAAGGCTATGTAAACATCAACTGGGACATATTCAGCCCCGCACCCAAGTTCAAAAGAATCATCAGGGGAAGGTTTGAGGGGCAGGATTACGATTACGTAGCCACAGCCATTGACCCCGTGAGTGCGAGTGAGAGAGAGGACATGATGTGGGAGAACTACTACAAGTCACAGTTTGGCAAGGAAGAGGACGAGTTGATGCAGATGTTGGGAGCACCCGTACCCGAGACAGTAGAGTACGTGGCCAAAAACATTGAAGAACTGGAAATGTTTAACAGCATTGGTGGATTCAAGCTGAAGAAAGAAATTGAGATTGAAAACGCTTTACGTTACACCGACTACATCAGCGACATCAAAGAGATAAAGAGGAAGTTTGTAGACGATCTCGTAGATTTTAACAAAGCCGCTTTCAGAGATTACTACGACCCCATTGATAAAGTAGTAAAATATAAGTACGTGGACTTCCAAAACCTTGTAATTGATTACAGCAGGGAAACAGATTTCCGTGACGCAAGGTTCTGGGGATACGTGGAGTTCAAAACCATTAACGAAGTAAGAAGTAACCGACCCGACATACCAGAATCGGCTTTGATAGGTTTGGCAAATCAGTACGCAGCGTATTGGGGAAATCCAACGGGTGAGTATATCAACACCTACTCCAACTCAGGGTACAGAAACAAAGACGGTGTAATCGTTTACAACCAGTTCAAAGTTCCTGTGATGGTGTGTGAATGGCTGAGTAACGACACCCGTTACAAGATGAAGCGCACCAACAAACGCGGAGAAACCCTTTACTATGAACAAGACGACAGGAAAATTTACGACACCGACAAGAAAAAAACGGTAGTGATAGAGGGAGCTAACACATACGCTTGTGAGTGGGTGATAGGAACAGACATCGTTTACAATGACGGAGTAGCCATGAATGCAGCACGTGTGAAGAAGAAAATTCCTGCATTGGGGATACACGCATACGCATTACCTGGTAAAGCCATAATGGAGAGTATCATCCCTAACCTTGACCAAATCCAACTCACGTACTTAAAACTACAATCAGCGATTGCGGGAGCACCACCTTCGGGACTAAAGATAGAAGTAGGCTCATTGTCAAATATCAATCTCGGAGACGGAGAGAAGAAGCCGTTGGAACTGATTAAGATATACCGACAAACAGGGGACATACTCTACAAAGCCACCACGCACTCAGGAAAATTCAACACCTATGGCAGCCCCATTGAAAAGATTGACGGAGGCGTGGGTAATTTCCTTGACGAGTGCATAAAGAACTTTGAAATAAATTTTAACTACATCTCAGAGATAAGTGGAATCGACAGGTTCTCGGCAGTGAGTAAAAAGCAGGGGGAAACCTCGGCCACCGAAGTAAACGCAGCCACAGCGTCAACGAATGATGCGTTGCAGCCCCTCTACTCAGCGTACATAAGCTGTAAAGAAGATGCAGCGAATACGGCAGCGTGTAGGATACAATGGCTGTAAAATACAACCCAGAAGCCTACAATGCGTATATGCCTGTATTGGGTAAGAGCCAACTCGAACTCATGAAAATAAGCAAGGACGTTGTACCGGCCACTATGGGAATAAAAGTAGAGGTGAAGCCGACACAGGTTTACATTCAGAACGTACTAACGGCAGCAACGGAAGCGTTAAAGCCCGGACGTGACGGAGAGAAACTGACCTTTCCTGATTGGTTGCTGATTTCAAGAATGGCCATGCAGGGCAACATCAAACAAGCGGAGGCATT